ATCTGTCCATGTATCTGTCTGTGTATTCCAAGTTATGGATGTAGCACCTGGGTCTACAATTCCATTCCCAATGTGATAAATGTCAGGCAAATCACGAAAAGTAAATGAGTTATTAACATAGTTATAAATTAATGCTTTATTACAATACTGCGACCCTATACTAGGATAGCATACCCACATTTCTGTTTGCTGTACGTTATGTGCAACAAAAGTGAGATTATAATATGCATCATTTATGTTATCAAATAGTTCTTTTTTAACTAGATCAGTAGCTACAGATTGTTTTCTTACACCATCGTGTACTACTAAATCCCCTTGAGTAACTACAAAATGTTTACCATCAAACTCAGCTACACAGTTTCTGCTTAATACACCTGTATCATTAAATAACTTTTGAAAACTAAATACTAGATTACCACCAATATAGTTAGCTAACCATGTGGAGTTTTCTTTATATATTACAAATGATTGTTTTAGTGCTAGACCATCAACAATAAAATCTGATTCATCGCCAATAGTTACTTCCCCTGCGTCATTAGTACTAGCTGCAGTCCATGTAGAGGGATAACTAAAGTTTTCTGCGGCATCACCCCATTTAACTTTGTTAGGAAACTCTGTACTAGATGTTGTTATTCCTAATGCCATCAAATAATTACCAAATGCTTTTATGGTTTTACATGTATCTGCTGCATCCCAGTTAGGTAAATCTACAAAGTTAGTAGCTCCTACATTAGGTAATGCTTGTGGTTTATCAACCCCATTACAAAAGACAGGAAGACCATTATATACAGTTCCTGTCCAATTACCTACTGTAGTTAAATTCGTGCCATAATCGCCACCTGAAGTCCTTGTAACGTCTGTATGAGTAGTACCGTCAGTTCTATAAATCTTAGCTGTACCTGGATAAAACCAATATGATGCTGTACCAGTAGACCAGTTAAGTACAAAGTATGGAGCTACACTAGGTGTGCCAAATACTACATCATGTCCTTTGATCTTTTTCCCTGCATTATCAGTAAATCTTATATTACTTGCATGTGAATAAAACTCAGGTGGAAGTACAGTATCGTTTGTATCCTTTATCATGCCCTTTGGGGCAGGTGCTACAAATGTTGCCACTAATTATTCTCCTGTGTAAAAATTGTGTTTAATACAATTCTTGTATTGTGTTTCATTGGGTTTTGTCCTGCGTGTAATAAGTTAGAGTCAAACAATATAGATTTTCCTCTTTCATGACTTACCCTTTCTTTTATCTTATTGTTTTCAAAAAACATAGTGTCTCCATCAGACTTGTTAATATAAACAATTAATGACTTAAAATTTAAATCAGGTCTTTGTTCAGGATTGTTTATATCTTGATGACACATTTGATGGTTATGTTCTCTGTATCCTACTAATGGAAAAGTAACATTAATTTTCATTCTTAACATTTGTTTTATAGGTATTTTTGTTTCATCAAAAACAGTCTTAAAAAAATCATAATACTGACACTTAGGTTGGTTATCATAATAAAGGTGATGTATTATCTGACCATTGTCTATAACATTTGGGTCAGTTATTTCACCTCTACTAGTTTTTCTGTCATATATAAAACTTATATTAGACCTTGTAACAATTCTTTCTGCTTCATCAAGAAAAGAATTACTTAACTTATATTCTTTTACTAAACTGTTCTTTTCCACATGTATACTACGATATATGGTTGTAAGTTATTGTGAGCATTGCCACCACCAGTATTGTCTGTCGATACATTATCTCCTAATGTTCTAGCATTACCACCTGTAACATCTAAATCGTTTGCGTTAGGAGGTGGTAGAATACCTGCAGGTTGGTTGTGATTGTGCGATGGCATTTCAGAAATCGTTAGTGTATGCGTTTTAGCACCACCTGTTTCTTCTGCTGTGTCAAATTCTGTTTGTGTTGCATCTATACCTACTGGAACACGACCTGCACCAAATGCTACCCATGTACCAAAACCTAATAAAGTTGCAGGGTTAGTGCTATCACTTGCGTTCATGTAAATAGAACCAACAGGATATATGTTTGCTAGTGTAGCTATTGTATTGCCACCTAAAGTTCCTGATCCAACTGACAATGCACCTGTAGCAGTAATATTTCTTATACCTGTTACATCTAAACTAGCATCTACAGTTAGTGCTTTTGATGCTTCTGCTGTACCAAGTGTTGCTACATCTACATAGTTAAGTTCTGTAGTATTTGCCGTACAACCATCAAGTAAATTTAATTCTGTATGTGTTGCTGTCATTGCCCCTGTTATATTAGGGAAGCTATTTTTTATTGTTGATTTAATTAATCTTATATGGTCATCACCTTGAGCAACAGAATCAGTTGCCCCTGGATTTGATGTATTAAGACTATCTATATATGTTCCTGTTTCTAATCCCATATTATGTCCTCTTTATAAATAAGTGTTCTATAAACCATGCAGGAGGGTCTATTTCCCACCATTTATGTCCATGTCTGTAATCTTTTGATATTGTATGATGATAATTATGCCAACCCTCACCCCAACTAATTAGTGATGTAAGTGGGCTATTAACAGCAGTACAATCCTTTCTAGGTGTAACCACAATATAGCCAAATTGTTTCATGTGTGGTATTACACCAAATGCCCCTGCTGCTTGATATACACATGCTGCAGGAAAACTAAAAGCAAATATACCTAACAAAGGGTCTATCGCATACAAGATACCTATGTAAGTAAATAATAGTTTCCAATAATGTTTAGTAATAAACATATAATCCTTATCTCTAAGTATATCATTAACCATAGACTTAGGTACTTTTATAGAATCATACAATGTAAGCCATGCCCTAATATAACCTATTCTTTTAGGAGATTCATTGTCCTGTTTACTGCCACTATACATGTGATGGTATCTGTGCATTGCTGTCCATGATAATGGACTACCAAATGCAGGTATAATTGTTAAATACTTTAAAATCTTTTCTTTTACAAAAGTTGTTGTAAAACTTCTGTGTGCCATAAATCTGTGTATGGCTATATTTGTGCCAAATATGTTTACAAATGCCCAAGCAATTAATCCGTAAATAATATACTCAGGATAATAAATACAACCTGCTATTGCTATTACATGATTAAGTAATGCTAGTATCTGCACATATCTTGCATGTTTCATGCCCACCCCAATCTAGTTATTATCCATACACAAGGGTCAAACCTACAATGTTTGAGTTGTGGTTTTATGTGGTGTTGTACATGATATGATTCAGAAAAAGCTACAGGGTACATATAAGGTACGTCTTTTACTTTTCCTAAATGACACATAATACCTGTAACTGTCATAACCCAAAAGGTTGTCATAGCTACTGCTGTTGCCCACATCAAAAATAAATCTAACGGCAGGACTAAGAAAAGAATAGCATTAAACATGTATACCAAACTTGTTTCATTCTTAGTTAAAAATAATTGCCATTTATTTCTTAGTCTATCCCCACATAAAGATAAATCATAATCTTGTTCGTGTGTTCTAAATATAATATATAACCATGGGCTATGCTTCGGACTGTGTGGATCAGCAATAGTATCTGCATATCTATGATGGTTTCTGTGCCATGCACTATAAGATATTGGTGTACCTATCAATGCAGTCATAGATACTACACTCATTATGTTTTGAAACCATACAGGTGGATTCCAGAGATTGTGTGTAGCCCATCTATGTATAAACAAGCTCATAGTAAATTCTAGTAAAAAGTAAAACAGTATGTATGTATATAAAAGTTGTAGCCATGATAATGCTACAAAAGAGTAAAGTGCTAATCCAAAATAGAATATGTATAAAAGACTAAGTGCCACATTAGTATTCCCATGTCATAACTTTAGTTCTATCATCTAAGGCTTCTGTAGGTGTTTCACTTAGTGTTCCTAAACAAACACCATCTGTAGTTGCTTGTGTAAAGTAGTTATCAATCCTAGAATCTACAACACATTCTAATGCAAACTTAGTGCCACCTAATGATTGAATCCAATCTTTATTAGCTTGATGAAACTCAGATGTCCATGTCCATGCTTTGCTGTTGTTAATTTTGCCTACTAAGGCAACTACCCATGTGTATGTGTTGTCTTTATATTTGCCATGAATGTACATACAAGGTGTGCTATCTTTAGCAATAATTATATTTTTCTTAGTACTATAATTTGATTCGTTTAGTGTTGATATAATACGTTGTTTCATTTCTTCGGCAGTTTCACCATTAGAGACTATAGTGCCACTATTAATGTCATCTAAACTATCAGCATATAGAGAATTAAATGTATTATCTATTGGGAATGTGTCTACTTCTGTAAATGTATAGCTCATAATGTTAATTTAAAGTTAGTTGTTTGCCCGTTTACAAATATACCTGTTACATTACTGCCGTTAGCATCTACTAAATTGCCTGAATACAAATTACTACCCTGAAACTGAGAATGTGTTGTATTTGTTCTTAAAAGAGTGCCTACTGTACTTCCTTTTGTTAAAACTATTTTTGTCCAACCTGTCCAAGAATAAGTACTAACAACAAAAGTCAAAACATGATTAGCAGTAGTTGAAGTACCACCTGTTCTAATACCCTTAACAGTTCTACTTGCACTTGATATAGAATTATTTGCTATACTTCCATAAGAATCACTACCTGTTCCTGAGTTATTACCATCACTAAATCCATATTCATGTAATCCTAATTTAGAATCTCTTACTCTAGTACCTGCTGTTATTGTGGTTTCTAGTAATACAACTTCTGCTGATACACCATGAAAGTCTGCACCGATTTGTATTTCACCACTTGCAGGTGCGTTACCTTTGCTATACAAAGATGACATAGCTATTTGACCTGCTGCCAAACCAAACTCAGTTCTTATATCTCCTAGTGATATTTGATTGGGGCTACTTGGTAGAGCCATTCTTTAACTCCTTAATTTCCTCTTTGAGTTCCTTAATACAGTTAATTAATAAGCCATGTATAGCGTCATACTCTACAGTTTTATAAGTTTTGCCATCTACAAGTGCTAGTTCTTTTTCTCTAACAGCTTCGGGTAAAACTTTTTCTAATTCTTGTGCAATAATTCCTGCTGACTTTTGTCCATTGTGTCGTGTAAATGTATATCCTTTTATTTGGTCAATTTTATCTAGTGCATTAGGTATCATTTCAATATTAGACTTCAATGCAACATCAGATATAGATGTTGAAAATGCAATGACATCTCCATCAAAATGACAATCTCCTGTTTCATTCAGTCTCATATTTTCTGTAAGTGTACCTGCTCTCATAAGGTGAAACTCCATACGAGCATCTTCAGTACCATCTGATACATCTAATACTTGTGTGTGAATCTCTGAATAATTTACAGCTTCAGCAGCATCGTTGTTGCCTTGAGAAGTAATAATAGAAATTGTATCGTTATCAGCAGGTGATGCACTATTGTGGTTTAATTTTATTTCTACTCCAGTTGTTCCTGCATCTGTGCTTGTTATTTCTAATATTTTAGATGGACTAGCAGTTCCTATACCTACTCTGTTGTTTGTAGAATCAACATGGAACGTAGATGTATCAACAGTAAAATCTCCACTAACTGAATCGGTAATAAGTGTGCCTGTACTTGCAGGTAAGGTAAGAGTATTAGTTCCTGCTACAGCAGGTGCTGAGATTGTGATCTCGCCACTCGTGTCACCAGTTAGTTTTATACTTGCCATTATGCTAATTCCTCTGCTGTTGGTTGTGTTTCAGTTGGGTGATTCCATAATTCAATATATGCACCATTACCATCATCTCTTAATACGATTGTTCCCGTTTCAGGTTGGAAATCATCTATTGTTAGATTTGGTCTAAGTTCTATTATTTTTCGTGCTAATGACATTGTATCTCCTATGTAATAAGTTTAAACATTGACCAAATTGATTGGTTAGTAAATTCTAATGTACCCGATGTTATATTAGAAAATCCATAAATTTCAACTTCATCACCTGCACTAAGGTCAATTATTCTTGAAAAACTAGGAGAAAATTTCTTAATGTTATTACCTGAAAAATCATTAACAGCTAAAGGGATATCAGCTACACCATTTATATAAGGTCTGATATAGCAATTTACCATAGTTGTAGCTGTAGATGACTGAACATTTAGTTGTGCTTCTATTTGGTAAATACCAGCTTTACCTGATGGCACTACATATTTATCATTTGTAGTGTCAAATCCTGAACTAGTAGATTCAGATACTATTGTGTCAAACTGTGCTTTAGTATATGCATTGTCTGTTGCAGTATGAGTTGTGCCAATTCTTGCAACAAAATATGGAGTATTATTATTACTAGCTATTTGTAAATCTGTGTTATCTGATACTGTACCATGTAAAGTGAGTGCCATTAATTATTCTCCAATGCTGTGATTTTAGTTTTTAATTGTTCTTCTGTAGTCATAGCATCAACATCATTTGTAATATCTCTTAATCTTTGTTTTTCTGCAATTATAGCTGTTGTATCAGCAGATGTTTCTAATGCTCTTTGATAAAGAATATCTTGTGCTTCAAGCAAAGGTTTTCTGTCTGCTCTTAGTTTTTCTTTTACTATTACTTTTGCTTTTGTAATATCTGTTTCTATTCCCATATCCACGCATCCCTAAAAGTTCTGTCTGTTGGTATTTCTGATTTATCCACAATGTAATAAGTCAGTCCTGTTGGTACATCTTTAGTTGCTATTTCTTCTATAGTCAATCCACATTCTTCAGCAGGTATCAATATTACTATTGAGCCATCTGAGTTTATATATACTATTCTTTTATCCATATTTTACCTTACAATAACCACATTAACTTGTTCAACATCACTAGCATTACCCCCTGTATCAAAAGAGTTTACATATACTTCGTTAGTGTCTTTTGTAAAAGCATTTGCTATTCTATTTCTGTTTGTTGATGATGAAATATCATGAATAGCAGATGTTACTCCACAATAATTGTTATCAGGCATAACTGTTGATAACACTACTGTATATTGTCCTGTTCCTCTATCTGCAACACTACTAACTCCACCACTTTCTCTGATGGCGACTGTTCCTGTTCCATTAAAGTTTACCCATGCCCTTACACCATAAGCAGTTACAACTGAGCCATAACCTGAATCGAATTGCAAATTA